TAGCTGATATGGTTTTTACTGATCCCCCTTATGGCGTTTCAATTGGTGCAAAAAATAGATTTCTAAATTCCTTCCAGCCTTCTGGAAGGAATTTGAAAGACATTAAAGATGATAATGTTTCTCAGGATGTTTTATACAACAATCTGGTTTCTGCATTTAGGAATTTAAAAAATGTATCAAATGATTGCTGTACTTATTTCGTGACAGCACCACAAGGTGGAGAATTAGGATTGATGATGATGATGATGATGATGGACGCTGGATTAAAAGTTCGCCATGTTTTAATGTGGTATAAGAATGCACCTACATTTTCAATGGGGAGACTTGATTATGAATATCAGCACGAGCCGATATTACTCACATGGAATAAAACTCACAAATATTACGGTAAAGGAGAACATCGGACATCTGTTTGGAAAATAGACAAACCACGTGCAAACAAAGAGCATCCAACAATGAAACCAATAGCATTAATGGCGAATGCTTTATTAAATAATTCTTTAGAGGGCAATAATGCGGTGGATTTATTTATGGGTTCGGGTTCGACGATGGTTGCCTCCCATCAACTCAATCGTAAATGTTATGGAATGGAGATTGACCCTAAATATTGTCAGGTTGTTATTGACCGCATGAAGAAACTTGATCCTGAAATAATAATCAAGAAAAATGGCAAGGCCGAAAGCTAATATTGACTGGAATAAAGTAGATAAATATTTACAGGCTCAATGTGGCGGAACTGGTATTGCAGGGCTTTTAGGGATACACCCAAATACTTTATATGAAACTTGTAAAGAAGTTTATAAATGTAATTTCAGTGAGTATTCAGAGCAAAAGAAGGGCGAAGGTAAAGAATTATTAAGAGCTAAGCAATTTCAGACAGCAATGGATGGGAATGTAACTATGCAGATATGGTTGGGGAAAAACTATTTAGAGCAGGCAGATAAACAGGAAATTAAAGGCGAAATAAAGATAGATGATCTCTCTTTTAATAGCAATTTTAATCGTGCTGAGTGAACCGCAAAATGTTATTTACAATTCCAATCAGGAAATAAACCTGTTCATGGGGGGGGTTGGTAGTGGGAAAACTTATCTCGATGGGATTATAGCATCCTACTTTGTTAAACACTATCCAAATGTTTACGGATTTATCGGGGCAAATACGTATGAACAATTAAATTTATCCACACTTAAAAGGATGCGGGATACATGGAGGGATGTTCATGGATGGGCTGAAGGTGTTGATTATGTAGTAGGCAAACAACCACCTAAAAGTTTTAATACAAAGAATCACAACTTCGATAGATATGACGCTGTAATTTCTTTTAAGAATGGGGCTGCATGGTACAAGGGAAGTCTGGATAATTATGAAGCACATGCAGGAAAAGAGTTCGGTGTCGCACTATTGGATGAAACTTGGTTAACTAAAGAAGATGCCGTAAAAGATATTATATTAACCCGTTTAAGGCAAAGAGGAATAAAATTTAATGGTAAGGATGTTTGTCCGATGTACATATCCACCACACCAAGTAAAGTGCCGTGGCTTCAAGAATGGTTTAGATTAGATGATTTTGAAAAAGAAATCAATGAAGTAATTTATGATAAAGACAAATTTTTTCAAAAGAAATACGATAATAAATGTGTTGTTATTTGTTCGATATACTCCAATGAAAAGAATTTACCACCAAATTATATCCCGAATCTAATCTCCGAACACACCGACCGCAACGGCAAACTCAAAGAATCCGGTAAGCGTTTGATCTTCGCCAATCCTTTCGTAAGAGCCGGGGGTGAGTTTTACAGTTCATTTGATCGCATCACACACACCGGGGACGTTCCTTACATTGAAGGACTTCCGATTCATATTGCATTTGACTTTAATGTGGTGCCTTATATTACAATGACAGTTTGGCAGGTGCAAAGGAAAGATAATCTTTATTTAAGGCAGATTGATGAGTTCTGTTTGAAGAGTCCACTGAATAAGACCGAAAAGCTATGTCAGGAATTTGAAAGACACTATTCGAGTAAACTAAAACACGGGCTATTTTATTACGGCGACGCAACCGGTAAGAATCAGGACACAAGAGGACTTAATGATTATCAGATAGTAGAGAACAGTCTAAGGAATTATCTTAATAACTATTCAAAGCGAGTGCCTTATCGCAATCCATCTGTAAGTTCTCGCAGACAGTTTATTAACAATATTTTTGATGAGAAATACCCGGTAAGAATATTAATAGATAAGAAATGCAAAGAGACTATCCGGGATCTTGAGTTTACTAAAGAAGATGCAACGGGGCACAAACTGAAAGAGAAAGTAAAAGACGAGCTGACAGGGCAAACCTACGAAGCACTTGGACACACTGGGGATAGTTTAGATTATCTCCTAACTAACTGTGAAATTCTTAAAGACATTTATAATAAGGAGTTTAAATAATGGAAGCGAAAACACCAGCAATGACCAGAGATAAAGCATTGCAGATTTTAACAGATGTTGTGCGGGATAAGAAACGGCACAAGAACTATCAGAGAACGATTGATGTAGCCGATAAGTGTTACCGGCTCACTACAGGGGAAGGGCTTGAAAAGGAACTGCAGAAGTTCCAACCCAGGGAATCAGAGGAGATGTTCGAGCAACGGGTACGGATAACCAAACATATCGTTCCGACGGTTGTTAAGAATCTTATTGATGTTCAGTATAAGGTCCCACGTAGCAACTCAATAACACGGGTTATAAAGTACGAAGACGATAACACATCAGAGAAAACTAAACAGTTCGAGGCTATCCTCGATGAATTCTGGGGGACGGATTCACTGGATCAGTGGATGGAGACGAGGCTAACTGAGTTGAATAACGTAGACCCAAACGCTTTTATGATTGTCGAGTTCAAGGATTTTGACCCGGACAAGGTTCATCTTTCTCCTTATCCATTTGAGGCTAATAGTAAAATGGCCGTGATGTATGAATACATAAATAAGGTACTTCAATATCTTTGTGTTCAGCAGGAGAACGAATATGATCAGGGCAAAGAGAAAAAGAAGGGAACTAAAACCACACTTTACAACACAAACGCTGCTTTTATCTTAGAGCAGATGTGGGATCAGACTATATGGGCTTATCTCGTAAAAGATGAATGGCTAAAGATTGGCGGAGTCTGGTATATACGCTTTGAGGATAATATGTACAAACTCACCGAACCAACACCGTATGATTTAAAAGTCGTTCCGGGTGAAAGAATAGGATATAAAAGAGATCTGACAACCGATGGAGAAACCTATGTTAGTCCATATTGGGATACCGTTCCACTTTTAGAGAAGACTATCAAAGCCAACTCCGAACTGGACCTGTCAATGTGCCTTCATGCTTTTGCGCAAAAGATCATAACCGGTATGCGCTGCGATAACGAGCAATGCCTGGGAGGATATGTTACCACAACAGACGAAAAAACAGGGAAGACGATAAGATCCATCTGCCAGAAGTGTGAAGGTATGGGAATGCTGCCTCACACATCGGCTCAGGATGTTATTATTGTTCACCTTCCAGAAGCAAAAGAAGAGCAGTTATCTTTGGATAATATTGTAAGATATATCACTCCTCCTATTGACATACTAAACTTTCTGGATGAATATATCGAGAAGTTGACATGGAAGGCAAAGCAGACAATGTTTAACTCTGATATCTTTACCCGTGAAGAAGTGGCTGAAACCGCTACGGGGAAGAATATAGACCTGCAGAATGTCTATGATACACTCTGGCCTTTTGCTTCGCGCTACGCTCAACTGTGGGAGTTCTATGTTAGTGTGATCTCCGCACTTACAGACATGGATACATCGCTTATTTATAGTTTTCACTTTGATAAAGATTTCAAGATGAAGACCACGACTGAGCTTTACGGAGACTTAAAAATGGCATCTGAAAGTGGAGCAGACGAGCACGCCCTCGATGAGATACAGGCCGATATTATGAGAAATATCTTTGCTAACTCCCCGGATGATTTCAGAAGG